TCTTTTAACGTATCTAAAACAAAAATACGAACACCAAGCGTAGCATATTTTTTTATAATTTTTACAGCAAGATTAACCGAATAACGCTCTAATGGAATAATAGTTAAAAACTGTTCTTCTTTTTTATCTTCAATCCATTTGGCACACTCATGTAATTGTTTTAAAACTTCTGGTGTAAAATGACCATCACGCAACGTTTTCTTTTGAAGATTAAATTTAAAAATATTATTAGCCACCCATATTAATAGCTCTTTTTTAATTTTACGTTCATCTTCTTCATTAATAATAAAAACAATTGGTTCTTTATTTTCCATTGCAGAAGGAACAAGATAGTTAAACGCCATTGTAGATTTACCTACACCAGAGCCTGCACCTAACCCATAAATATGTCCATTTAGATTAAAGCCACCGATTTCATCTGTTAATAATTCAGCATTGTACAAGTCTATTCCTGTTTGAGAGCCTGTATTTAGTTCTTCAACAAAATCACTCATTCCATCAAAAGCATTATAACTTTTAATATCCTGTGAAGAATTAGCAAAGATATGATTAATTAGCAACTCATACTCTTTATAAACTTCTTCTTCGGACATATCTATATAATCTTTTAATCGTTTATCAACAGGGAAACCAGATTTGCAAAGTTCAATAATAACTTTCCATTTTTTTAATTCAATAACATAGCCATCAAGATTTTCTTCTCTAATATAAGTAGTGGCTTTATCTATTGTTTCATAACTACCGTATTTTTCATAATTGATTTTCAATTCTGGATGTTTTTCAAGATAGAAACCAATCGTAATATCATCTAAAGAAGCCTTTCCTTCGATAATAATAACACCATAGGCAATTTGAAAAAATGTACGCCATTCATTATGATGGAAGTCTTGAACTACTAAATTGATATTATATAAAACATCTGGCTTTTTATATATAATAGCAACAATGTTTGCTTCTGCTGCTTTTTTATAGTCAAGGATTTGTTTCAGAGTCTTAATTGTATTCTCTGAATATTCAGTAGTAGTAGACTGATTAGCATTTTGTAAAGGTTGCTTTACATTTTTTTCAGCCATTTCAAACACCTACCACAAATGTTTGTATTTCTTTTGAACAAAGTCTGGTTTACGTTCTTCATTTTGCTTACGTCTATTGTCTGTAATAGTTTGACGAAATTCTTGTCTTTTCTGAATTTCTTCCATACTGTCAAGAGTTTTAGCCATTTCTTCATTCAATTGTTTTTGTTTTTCTGCACGTTGCATAGCCAAACAAATTTCATTAATTTTAGATTCTGCAATTTTTATCATATAATTGATTTGATGCAGTTCATCAGTAAAGGTATTATGTTGCAATCCATATTTGATTTTTTGTGATACAGCCTTAAAGGTTACTAACCAAGATTTATAAGAATAATCGCATGGAAACTCAATGGAATTAGAACGATTTACCATATACTGTCCATTTTTCAATCCTTTAAGTCGAAGAATAGATTGTTTCATTAGTTTATTATTATCTTTATATCCTAACAATTCAATGCGAACATATTGATACAATTCATCAAACTCTTTCTTTTCTTCTTCTGTCATTTTAACAGGTTTTTTTTTGGTTTTCTTATTTTCATCCTGTTCGATAGCATCACCAAACAACGAATACTGTTTTAATTGTCTTGCCATGTTATCTACCTCTTTTTGTTGCTATCTGCTTGTAACGTGTATAGATTACAAGCAGATAGCAAAACATTAACCTAAAACTATTTACACATTTCAAATACAACCTGTGCATCTTCGATGTTGTCAATTTCTTTTGGATTAGCATAACCAAGCTCCTTACATTTAGCAAGAATTGGTCTAATTACTTCGAGATTGGACTTATTTTCAGTAAAGAAAGTTACGATTTTACTTACCACTTCATTAAGTTCTTCTGCTTTTTTACGTTCTTCTTCTTTTTTAGCAATCTGAGCTAATCTATTTTCTTCTTCTTTTTTCTGTTTTTCCTGCATATCAGCCATACTCATACCAGACTTCTTCTGTTCATTAGCAATAGCATCAGTAATAGCTTTAATAAGTAAATCGCAATCCATAGGGATACTTTCTACAATATCAGAGAATCGAGATTTACTATCGATAACAAAGTTATCGTCTCTAAAGGTAATCTTGCGAGTTTCGCCCTTGACAACACCTTTTTTAACCGCTTCGCCAGTAACAACATTCTTCTTGCCAGTTTTTACAGATACAATTTCTCTATCGATAGCAGCTACACCAAGGAAATGAACTTTGGTTTTAATTGCATTAAAGTATCTCTGTGGCATATTGGTGGTTAACTGCAAGTAATCTTCACCAGTTACAGGGTCAACAACGTTTCTGGTTTTAGTGTGTCCGATGACAATAAAAGAAACACCAACTTTTTTCAAAGACCACAATCTATCCAATACAATTTCAACTGCTTTTTCTTCACCGCCTTGGAATCCACCAAAAGCAGCTTTAATACTTTTAACACGTTTATTTGGATTTTCTCTATTATGCATAGATACTACTTCTGGCTCTGCAATAGCAAACAGTTCATCCATAGTATCTACAACTACTACTTTAAGGTCTTTCCAGTCAGTAGAACGATTGTCCATTACATCTTCAACAAATGTATTAAAACCAATGCTATTAGTTGTTTCGTCATAATCAGCGTCCCATTCTGGACAATTCAAAGCATTAATACCTTGGATAGCATCTGCACCATCTTCTTTGCCCATTTCAAGGAACATATAACCATCTTCACCAGCTAATTTTTCTACATATTCTTTGATAATTGTGGTTTTACCAATACCACTTTCACCAATTAATGCTAAATTATATTTCAAAGGGTCAATTTTAATTTCGTTTTTCTTTCCGAACTTAAAAGCCATCTTTTACACTCCTTTAGGTTAATAGGCGAGGGGGACAACCTCGCCTTTAGAAATTATAACCTTATTTTCTTTGCCGTTTACAAATTGTCCATCCAAGACATATCATCGGAATCGATATTAGTAGATTCAACATTGGTAGTATCTACTTCAATATCATCACCATCATTTGCATATACATAATCCAAATACAAATCATCTTCTTTGTATTTAGCTTCAAAACGCTGTAGTACAGGCATTTTCTCTTCGCCAACCAATTTAATATATGGTCGTTTTAGAATCATACGCTGTTCACGATTGCCTTTTGCAGTACAAGCTTCAATAGCCTGCTCTTTGGTATAAACATTGGCTTCTACAAGTTCTTTAATTTCATCTGGAACATCTTTTTCGTAGTCAATAGCTACACTTGCTCCACCTTCAACAAAGATACCTTCAAAAGTCATCTGATTTACATCTTTTTTAACTTTGAATACTTTATCTACAACAGCTCTACACTGTGCTTCGTTGGTGAAGTCCATTTCCCACTCAAACTGACAAGGGAATGGGAACTGTCCTTTTACTTCAACGCCATTCATTTCTTTTACATAGTCCAAAACTCTGCCATCGACAAACATAACGCTTTTAGTTTTATCAATGTTTTTCAGACTTGCAGAAGTTTTGTCATAAAGAACAGACTGACGGAAAGTAGCACGATAGTCTTTTTCTTCTGCTTCACTCAGAACAATATTGGTAATATTTTTACGAATCTGGGTTTTGCCTTTATAAGAAGAATATTTCAAATTACCACGAACATAGATAGTCATATCTTTAGTTAAACATTTTTCAATATATTCGATAGCATCAAATGCACTAAGGAATTTATTGTAAAATGTTTTCTTACTTTTAGAAGTCTTTTCAAGACCTACGGTAATAAAGGAAAGTTCGCCAATTTCATCTAATACATCTGGGTCAAATCTATCTTCCCAATTAACTACAATCTGTTTACTAAAATCATCAGAACCATCATCTTTTTTACCATGAGCATAGATTACATTGTTTGCATCTGGTTTATCGCTGTAGCCACCCATCATTTCTGCATAAACAGTACCATAACGTTCACCACAATTTACACCGAGATTCAAACTATTATATACATAGTTAGATTCATTGCTACGTTCATTCAACTTGAAAGTAAAATCAGTGATATTTGGTTTACCTACCAAAGTAAAGTCACTAATCCAATCGGATTTTTCAATTACTTTTTTATCTGCCATAATTGGTTTTCACTCCTTATTTTGTCTTTGTATAATTAAGGCTATATTAGCGTACAACCTTATTATCATAAATTAATTATACACCAAAATTTTCATTTAGTCAATAGCTGATAACCTTATTTTCTTAAAATATTTATTACTGTAAGAAATAATGAACGGCATAATCTACAAGTTCCTGCATAGAAGTACACATTCTGGTCGTACATTCTTCAAGCCAAGGATGTAAAGTATTTCCATCTTTATTTAATCCAATAACTGGAATACCATTTTCTTTTGCACACATAAGTTCCATAGCAGTACCAATAGAACTCGGAACGTTGAAGTTTACAATAACCACATCAGACCATTTTAAGTTTCTAACATCATACTCAAAAACTTCACGCTCGGATTTATGATAGTTTTCAAAAATAGAATATTTAGTGGTAGGGTCAAAGAATTTAGGAGTTTTTACAAGGTCATAATCACTAAATTTAATAGCATCTTGTACTTGATTCCTCCATTTAGTTTGTCCTTCAAGTGTCAAACCACTCATACCTCCTGCAAGATAGAACTGAATTTCCTGTTTCATTTTAATCACCTCTTTACATTAAGCAATCTCTTTTGATAATATCTCTTAAATATGGGTCAACGCTACCCATTCTGCTCCACTGTTTTACAGCAGAACGTTTAACAGGCGTATATTCACCAAGCCAGTCATAATACTTACCTTCGTATCTTAAAACAAAATGTCCTTCAATCGTATCATAATAGATTTTACCTTTAGGAAACCTTGTTTTAAGAATCAATGCGAAGTAATAGCAATTACCATTTAACCAATCGCTATCTTTAGAAAATCGTTTTTCAATAAAATCTACAACTTCATCTGTAGCGTCTTTTGGAAGAAATTCTTTCATATTAAATATCACCTAAAGCAATTTGAAGTAACCGTTTATCTATCTGCTTTTGAGCAGCTAATACACAATTTTCTACTACCATCGAAGTGGTAATTCTACCAATACCATTTGGAACAGGAGTAAGGGTCACACCTTCAATATTTTTAACATTGTCGTAATCTACATCGCCACAGATACTACCATCTTCCAATACATTAATACCTGCATCGATAATTAGGGTGTTTAGAGTAAAATAATCCGTAGTTAACATTTTGGGCTGTCCAATTGCAGTAATTACAATATCTGCATCTTTACAAATACCTTGTAAACCCTGTGTTTTGGAATGACACAAGGTAACTGTAGCATCTTTTTGTGTTAGTATGGTAGCTAAAGGTTTACCAACAATATCACTTCTACCAACAACAACAATATTCATTCCGCTAAGACGCACATTGGAATCTACAAGCCAATTTACAATAGCCATTGGAGTGCATGGATAATAACGAGGTTTTCCAGTAAATAATTTACCAATATTTACATCGGTCACGCAGTCAATATCTTTTAATGGGTCGATAGTATTAAGCACTCTGCGTGTATTGAATTGTTTAGACAAAGGTAAGGTAACAATAATACCATGAAGATTATTATCGTTATTCAATCTTTTGATAATTTCAATTACATCTAATTCACTTCTATCTTCAATATGAATAATAGAATATTCTAAGTCTGTATTTTCACAAGCTTTAATGATACTATTCATATAAGCGACAGAAGAAGAATTGTTAAAATTGCAAAGAATGGCTACAGTAGGGTAAATATAATAGGTTTCTTGTAAATGTTTAATTTGTTTGGCTATAACTGCTCGATTTACCTTGACAAAATTTTTAATTGAATCCTTTAGATTTGTATTAGTCATCATTATCCTCGTTATTATTTTCAGAAGTAGTTAATTCACGTTCTGCAATCTCTGGATTATCGCACACATTGGCAATAACAGTAATGTCTTTATATACTTGCTCTGGAAGGTGGAAATATTGGGTTGTTTTATGGTCTAACAAAACAAAACTGGATAACTCAGTAAGATAAGTAATAATACCAGTAACATTAGAAACGTGACAACAAATATCTCCTTCATAGACTAACTTTCTATTTCTATCTACATTACCAGTACATCTATGACGAATATATTGACTATCCGCAAGCAATTTCATTTTATAATTGCCAAACAATGTTTTTTTCAAACTACACAAATCACCGTTTGGTAATTCGCAAACTTCAAATGGACTAAGCCATTTATTTGATAATCTATCATATACTCTATATACTTGATGCATTTTATTCACCTTCTATTTCTGTTTTATTAGTCATATCTTCAAAGAACTGATTTCTGATTTTAATAACATTACAATAGTATAATTTACTCAATGCTTCACGTTCTTCTCTGGAAAGATTAGTGAATTTTCTCTTGCACCATCCATGAAATTCATTGCTGATACTATCGTTCAAACTACCAGTATATTTGTAATGACCGTATTTAATAATTGCTTGTGCAACACTTCTTAAATGTTTCCATTTATTATAGTAGGCAAGTTTTAACTTAGTCATATAACCAACAGAATCTTCAATTACAAACCCTTCAATATATTTATCATTGAATTTATAATCTTCTTCTGTTACTTCACAATACCAAGCATAGAATTGTTCCCAAGAATCAAGAGTATAAGCGTGGATTTTAACCTGCAATCCTAAATGTCTTGCTAATGCTTTTAATTCATAATATGGTAATTTACCAAACTCAATATCATTATTAATTATATCCAAAAGAACTACTTTAGTCTCTGGATATTCAATAATATGTGGGTCATTCTGTGCGTCACAACATTCAAATACAAAAGATACATTATTTTCTTTAATATATTCCTTCATTTGACTAATTGTATTTGCATCATAACAAGAATACAGAGCATTTTTCATGTAGTTAGAATATTCGCCAACAGGCGTAGATTTACTACAAATGAATAAATCATCATTATCGACATCCCAACTCACAATACCAAGAAAACCATTTTCTTTTACATAAGCTTGAACAGGGAATTGAAGCTTAAATTTAAGATTTGCAATCTTAGTTTCTGGCATCTGATTAATGTTCCAGAACTTCTCATAACCTCTGGCAACTACTTTATAGTCTTTGGTGTTAATGAATAAACCTCTTGCTTTTACAGTAGTCTTATCCCAAATATCTTTCTGGAAAGCTTGTTTGGTAAAATTAAAAGCAGAAATATTACCAAATCTATTCTCACGAATATACTTATGACTTCTCATAGTCTCAACTAAGCTATAAATAGAAGTATCTATATTTTCTTTGGTGATATTAGATTCTTGAATTTCTTCTTCTGTTTTATACACATCATTCTGTACAGCAATTGGAACAGGATAAGAACTAAGCAGAGTTAAACGAACACAACGTAACATTCCACCAAATTCAACAGAACCTTCTAAATTATAAGAGTATGGAGTAGACCAAATAGGAGAGTTAGCAGTATTCCGATGACCATGAATCTGAATAGCTGAAACATTTTTTGCTTTAAAATTATCACTCCAAGCAATATCTACTTTATCTACATCATCATATCTGCCCACACCTTCAATCATTTGTTCTGATGGAATAAACAAAGGATTTGCAGGCATATTACTAACGCCACCATGATTTGCAAAGTATAACTGATTATGATATTTGAAATAACAACACTGTCCAAGTTTGCGATAAAATTCTCTTGCTTGTTTTCTGCTAAAACCACCTTTGATTAATTGTGGTTTAGTCACAAACTCAAACTCCTTAGACTTAGAAATCACATCGTTACCATAATCCCAAAGACATCTTTCGTGATTACCTTCGAGAAAAATAACATTCTTTTTGTTGATTAGGCTATGTAAAAACTGCATAGTTTCAACATTTTCAACACCTCTATCAACATAATCTCCACAGAAAATCCAACAATCTTCGTCTTTTAAACCACCGCAAGACTCCATTAATTGTTTCAAAGCAGTATAACAACCATGAATATCACCAACTACATACACATTTTCATATTGAGATAAGTCTGTAAATCTATAGTAAATCTGGTCTATTTCATCTGGTTTCAACACCTTAATACCTGCGGGAATCTGCTGTGTAGCAAAACGAGAATACATTTTGTCGATTACTTCATCTGGAACACGTTTCATCGGCTCACGATTATAATTTCTACGTTTGACTTCATCGATAGGAATATCAGTCATATCAATACAGTAGATTCTATAACGATAATGCTGTGCTAATTCTTTATAACGATTCATTTCAACGGTTTTAGAATTTGTTGCATCAATAACGGTAAATTCACCATTCTGCATACGGGTTTCTAAGATATTAAATAGGGTATTCCATACTACTTTATCATTGGACTGACTAATACCGTAACCACCATCAACCTGCAAAGTAGGGCTTGCACAAAGAAGTCTAATATCATCAGCACACAATGTATATGGTTTTAGACCATGCTGTTCAATAAAAGTAGATTTACCACAAGCGGGACTACCTCTAAATAAAAGCAACACTCGCATAATACAAACACCTCACAACCTTACTTACTACTTGTATTTCTCTACAGCAGTTTTAATAACTTTATTATCTGCTTTACCTTTTAATGCAGACATACACGCTTTCATTTTTAAGCCAAGAGAATCATAAGCACCACCAGAAAGAATATTGTAAACTGCTCTGTCTACTTCTTCTGATGTCATCATCTTAGGAAGATAGGTGGATAAAATTCCCATTTTATACTGAGTTTCGCTATACAAATCACACAATTCATTGCCTTTCAAACTATCAATAGTTTGGTTATATTGCTTAATCTCTTTTTGCACAGATTGCTCAATAATTTCATTCGGAATCACTTCTGGAACATCCAATGGATTCTTTTCTTTTAAAATATTTTTTGCTCTATCCAAAACCATTCTAAGACAGTCCTTTTTAAGATTATCTTTATTTTTCATGGCTTCTTTGATTTCATTTTTGATTCTATAATACATATCATTTACATCCTTTGAAAAACACAATACACAAACATAACATACCGATACATAAACAGAAATAAGTGGTTGTAGCAGTAAAGAAAAACTCAACACTCTGGAATAACATTATACAACCTATGATTAATAGAATATTTCCAATAAACCATAATAGTAAATACTTATTCATATTATCTACCTACTTCTGCAAATGCTCTAAAGTCAAATTCTAAAAATCGTCTTGAAGCGAGGAAGTCACACAGATGAACAAACTGAGCAAGCGAATCAGCAGGAGTAGGCAACACAACATCAGAATAATTAGATTTATTCCATTCGCCCATGTGACTACCAATACAACGCGCTACAACATTTACAAGGTCAATTCTTTTACGTTCTTTTTCAGAAGAACCCAAAGGATAATATTCATCCAATACTATGTTTGCATTTTTAAGCCATGCTTTTACAGCTTCAATAGGATGGTCGAAACGAGTGTTGTGTTGTGGAGTATCATCTGGTTTCTGTGTATCGTGACAGAGTAAAGCAGCATAAACAATATCCATATACACTGCTTTAACTTTTGCAATACCATCTAAACTAACTGCTCTATTAAAGAAATTGTATAAAACATCGTCAAAATACTTAGTTTGCATAACACTATGAGCAATATTTACAGCAGCTTTTGTATGTAAAACTAATCCACCTGCGTCTACCAAACCATTAAATTCACTACCACGTTTAATAGCATACATTGGATGATATTTTCCGCTACTTGAAGCAGGAATAACCTTAAAACAAGATGGTGCATCATCTAAAGTACGTTTTGTAATCTCTTTTAAAATGTCAATTTTAATATAATCTAATTCTGTTTTAAATAATTCAGACGTTTTCATTATTTATCCTTTCTGATTTCCTTTACAAAATCGATAATCATATCAATACAATCATCTATAATGCAAGAAAAACAAGCTACTGCTAAAGCGATACTTGCAAAAACTATAATTAGTTTCATACTATCCATCCATCCTGTCTTTGAATTCGGTAAAGTACCAAGTCAGTTCGTCTTTGAATTCTTCGATGATTTGTTTAGCGTGTTCTTTAGTGTCGCAGCACCACGATGCAGATTGGGCGGTCATCGTATCTCCACAAACAAGTCTACCTTCTTCGTGGATATACACAATGTCAGATTTCCACGTCCTACTCTTCCAATCCACAGGCTCACAAATTTCAGCGATTCTGCGTCTGATTCTGAGGTCAAGTGACTGGTAACGAGCGATGTTTTCAGCGAGTTCCTTAGAGGTGAAGCAGTTACCACAAGCGTATCTCTTCTCGTCTAATTCATCGTCTTTCCAATCCTTGCCCTCGACTTCTCCAAGCTCATCGATAAACCAGTAGGTTTGCCCCCATACTGGCTTCTCCCAACCAGTCTTTTTCTTCGGCTCTTCGATTAGTTTGTCCAGCGTTTCGTCTGGAACATCAAACGTCACTTGCTTTCCTTTATATTCAGCTGTTATTTTCATATTACACCTCTAAAATATCTAATTATTCGTACCGAATTTATTAAACTTTTACTCTTTTTGATTGGTTAAAGTTTGAACGCCATCTACTAAAATATTATCATTGATAACCATATTAAGATTATGACACCAATTTTTATATTTACTATTTATAATCTGACTAACAGGTAGAAAGTCGATGCTTCTAACAGGGAATTTGGGTTTTGTATCAATAAAATTGCAATAAATAAAAGCTGGATAGTCTGGTGGACAAACAGTAATATCAGCTAAATGTTCGCTATCTTGATAATATCGAATACCAAAGAAATCTTCCCAATCATGTAAATAGTCAAAACTGGATTTTCTTTGTTCTACAAATAACAAATATTCAGCTTTATTTCTAACATATTTAAAGTTCATCTAAACTTTCACCTGCACATTTTTCCATAATTCGTAACGCTTTTCTGATTTCTAATCCCACTTTATTTGCATCGTCAATTGTGGTATCAGCAGACAAAGTGATACGGATAGTTCTTGCACATTCTTCATCTGTTAAACCAATTGCCTTTAATACATAAGATGGTTTAACACTATGACTATTACAAGAAGAACCAGTTCCAACATAAATACCTGCGGTGTCTAAAGCATACAACAAAGATTCGCCTGTCATGTATTTATGCGGAAAAGTAACATTAATATTGTTAGATAGCCTTGCAACTTTGCTACCATTTACTTTACAACCAAATTTATCTTCTAACAAAGTAATCAAGTAATCTCTTACAGTGGTTAAACGTGCTTCATTTTTAATCATGTTATTCTTGCAGAGCTTAATAGCTTTTGCCATACCAATAATATAAGGAACATTTTCAGTTCCACCACGCATACCATCCATTTGACTACCATAAATGATTGGTTTAATTTTGATTCTATTTTTTACATATAAAAAGCCAATGCCTTTAGGACAACCAATTTTATGACCACTTGCAGAAAGCATATCGATTCCCAAATATTTAACGTCAATAGGAATATGCCCTAATGCCTGTACTGCATCGACATGAAGAACTACATCTTTATATTTATGTACCATCTGAGAAATAGCACGAATATTTTGAATAGTACCAATTTCATTATTAGCCATTTGAATAGACACAAGAATTTTTTGAGGAATCAATTCATTATCTGCATTTGATTCAAGTATGCTTGAAATAATATTTTCCAAAACGTCAATATTAACAAAACCTTCTTCGTCAACAGGTGCAAGATAATGATTGTGTTGACTATCTTCCACACAATCTACAATAGATTTATGTTCTATAGTAGATTTAATAATTACAGGAAAATAATAATCAGCAATACATTGTTTTCTGAAACCTTGAATTGCCATACAATTTGCTTCACTTCCTCCAGAAGTAAAGTAAATCTGTCCTTTGCCTGTACCACCAATACAATCTAAAACAGTTTGTCTTGCTAATTCTACATCTTCTTGAATCTGAACGGATTTGCTATATAAAGAAGAAGGATTATACCACTTGTTTGTTAAATAGGGTAGCATAACTTCTAAAATTCGAGGGTCAATTGGAGTAGTTGCGGCATTATCTAAATAGATTGCCATATTAAGCAC